TGATACTAGTGGCAACTTGCTTGTTGGTAGAACCTCAACTATTACTTTTAGCACAAATACAACAGACGGTATTGTTTTATCACCATCCAGAATTGACATTTCTGCGGCAAGTTTATGTAGAATTTCACAGCTTAGAGATTCGACAGGAACTTACGACCGTTTCTATAACGGCGCTTCTATTGTTGGCTCTATTACTGGCACGACTAGCGCCACAGCCTACAACACCTCCTCAGACCAACGCCTCAAAGAAAACATTGCAGACGCTAATGACGCAGGTAGCAAAGTAGACGCTATTCAGGTTCGTCAGTTTGATTGGAAGGCTGATGGCAGTCACCAAGACTACGGCATGGTTGCTCAAGAGTTAATGACTGTTGCTCCTGAAGCAGTACATCAACCAGAAGACCCTGAAGAAATGATGGGTGTGGACTACAGTAAATTAGTACCAATGTTAATCAAAGAAATTCAATCACTACGCAACCGTGTTGCAACCCTAGAAGGAAATTAATATGACAACATTTAATTGGACTATCGCAACTCTCGAGTACGACCTACAGCCCTCTGACATGGACGGCGCTGTCATAGTCGCACACTGGCGAGTAAACGCTGAAGAAACCACAGGCGAAGGAGACGATGCTGTAACATACACTGCTTCTTCTTACGGCACTTGCGGATTCAGCCCAGACCCCTCAGCAGAAGGTTATGTACCCTACGCTGATCTTACTCAAGAAATTGTTCTTGGGTGGGTGTACGACTCAGTAGACAAAGATGCTACTGAAGCAAGTCTGCAAGCTAACATTGATTTGCAGATCAACCCTGTCACTGCTGCGGGTGTTCCGTGGTAGCTTTTAACTAGGAGAAAATCTAATGAGCAAAGACAACAAGCCTCAGATGATTACGATAAACGATGTTGAGTACGACACAGCTACATTCACCGAAGAGCAGATTGCTATGACGAATCACTGTCTTGATCTGGACAGGAAGATTTCAAACATGAACTTCCAGCTTCAGCAGTTACAAGTGGGTAAGGATTCTTTCTTGAAGATGCTTACTGAGTCTTTAGAGACTGTTGAAGTTGTTTCTGACTGATAGGACATAAACTTGAGCCTTGTAGATTACGCTAAGACAGAACGCCAACGCGAAGCGATTAAAGCGTGGCAAGACTGCGGTGAAGTTGTTGCTAAAGCGGCGGGTGTCTTGGGTATTTCTCCGTCTACAGTACGCGACCATATTGGGGCGGTTAAAAACTACGCCGCAAGTGCGGGCTACTCAAACAATTGGGATGCAACTCGCCACGTTCCAGAGGGCGAGATAGTCATTGGTCGGTCTATCTACACCTCAGATGATGAGGGGAACAAGGCGTGGTTAAAGACTAAGCGGACAATTACTGAGGTAGAGCGGGATAAAGCTCTGCAAGGTTTTGTTGACGGTCTTGTTAAAGGTCTTCCGAAGCACAAGCCTAAAGCCAAACCCAAGGCTAAGAAGTTTGCTGATGACCTACTACCTACGATAGTAATAGGTGACGCACACTTCGGTATGAGGGCTGACGCGAGGGAGACTAAATCTCGGGATTACGACACCAAGATAGCGTCTAGCGATATGTTAGATGCGATTGATTACTTAGTCGATTCCTCTCCCGCGTCAACTCAAGCATTGCTTGTGAATGTGGGTGACTTTATTCACGCTAACGGATCAGGCGGTACTACGTTTGCAGGAACTAAGCTAGACGTAGACACTAGAATTGAAGTGGTGCTAGAGATAGCCGCACAGACGTTTATGTTTGCCATTGATAAGATGCTAGCAAAACACCAGAACGTCACTGTTATTATGGCTCGTGGTAACCACGATTCAGATACAGCTATTGCCCTCGCGTTAATTTTAAAGTTCTACTACTCAAAAGAGAAACGAGTAAAGATACTAGACCCTCACGGCTTCTTCCACACTCTACAGTTTGGTCAGAACTTAATAGCAGTACATCATGGAGATAAGGTTAAAGCAGCAAAGCTAGGAGCTATCCTGCCTAAGATGCTACCTACTCAATGGTCATCTACAAATTACCGCAAGTGGATAGTAGGTCATGTCCACCACCAGAACGTCTTAGAAACTGACAACGGTGTCTTTGTAGAAACCTTTGGAACATTAGCACCACCCGACTCCTGGCATGCAGGAGCAGGTTACGGAGCGTCAAGTGTTATGACTCAAATAGTCTTCCATCGCGAAGGTGGTGAAGCTATACGCCATGTATACCAATTACGGGACTCTGTTAAGACTCCTGATTTAACGCTGTAGGAGAGTAAGATGGAAGACCGATTGAGCAGAGTAGAGAAGAAGATTGACACACTCCAAGAAGCTATAGTGTCACTGGCGCGTGTTGAGGAAAGACTTGTCACTGTGTTTAATCGGCAGTCCCATATAGAGACCAAGGTAGACGCGATGGATGAGAAGGTAGATCGTTTATCCGAGAGCGTCATCAAAGGTAAATCAGCTGAAAGAATAGTCTGGCTAGTATTAGCAGCATCTATTGGCGCAGCAGTTAGGTATTTAGCTTAGGAGGCATTGTGAGAATTTTAACCAGGATTAAAGTAGCTCATAGGTTAATGCAGAAAGGACGATCCTTATCTGACCCTGCTAAGTGGAAGAAAAGACAAATCACTACCACAATGCTTACCGGAGCTATCTGGTCAGCGATACAAGCTGCTGAGGCGTTTGGTTATGCAGTACCAATTGACGAGACTACTGTTGACGCTATCGCTGTTGGGGTTCTTGCTACTGTCAACTGGGTGCTTACATTATCAACGTCTGAAAAAGTCGGGCTGTAGCCTGGGAGTTAAGCCTGTGATCGTAAACCCACACTGGGTTGATGTTGTTCCAAACATATACGGCATTGAAGCCATCTTATTAACTGCGGAGTGTAAATTATGAACTTGTTTGAATACTTAGGTTGGGTAAAGCGTCTGTGGTCAATGGTTGTGGATATCGTCAAACTCATTGAGGAGACCATACCAGATGATGGAGCAGGTAAAGAAAAACTTTTGGCGTTTGATATTATGCTTAAGGCAGCTATTGAAAAAGCTGACGATATTGATGCTGAATTTTCTAAGCTACAGCCTGTGGCTCACGATATTGTTTCTAGTGTTGTTACTCTCTTTAATACCGTTGGTCTTTTTAGACGATCAAAATAATTAGGCACTCTTATGATTATAGAGTTTCCAGACACCAAGGTAGATCATCAGATAGAAGACGCGATGGAAGAGCTAGGCAACTGGGTTGAGTCGCAAATAGACTTAGGGCTAAGCCCTATAATTCTAATAGGGTTGATGGAAACCTATAAGTCAGCACTGACAAATAACTTGCTGATAGATGAGGACGAGTAATGAGTATATTTGGTAACGTCTCTGCCGAAGGTGGATTTGATCAGTCTGAGATAGACTTTGTTACTCAGCTTATCAGCTCTGGGCAAATTACTATTGATGAAGTGTCTAAAACTTTTGGTGTACCAACAGATGTTATTGAGTCTGTTTACGCGGAGAATGCACCTAAGTTTGCTTCTCCCGCGCCAATTGTTCCTGCACCTGCTCCTGTAATTACTTTAACGCCTACTCCTGTTGTTGCTCCTGTAGTTGATACTGCAACACAACCCTCAAACACAGAAAAAGCATTAGGGTTAATTGAAGATATTAAACAAGCAAACACCTTAGTTAACGCGGGTAAAAACATTTATGAAGGTTTAACTACAGCAGCTCCAACTGTAACAGCAACCGTACCCTATCAAAGCCCCTACGCTATTAATTTAGGAGGTTCTGATGCAGCAGTTATTACAGACCCTACAGCAACATTTACTGGCGGGCTTAGCTCTGCTGTTGGCACATTAAGTGGACAAGAATCTACAGCAGAGTCAGCAGGGCTTGCTGTTCTAAGTGCGTTTAACCCTGCGGCAGCACTAGCCTATCGTATCTTTGATGCTATGGATTTGTTTGGTGGTGGTGGTTTGAAAGAAACACCAATGACTGAAGAAGAAGCTGCAACTTATGCAGCAGAGTCTAGGTTAGCCTCTACACTAGAAGGCCAAGGAGAAGGTGCTGCGGAGTTAATACTAGACGCTGTACAACAAGCAAGAGCAGCCAATGTAAAGCCAGAGGACATTGCTGAAGCACTAAACGAGTCAGACAATCCTGTTGCAGGTTTGGTTAACTTAACTGTTGGCTCAAACCCAATGCTTAGTGATACAGATTTGGCAGCAGCTCAAGCAGCAGCAGCTCAACCAACAACAGAAGAAACCGTAGACCTAACAGCAGACACTACCGCTAATGAATTACTAACCATAGGATCAGGCGATGGTTCTTTAGGTGATGCAGCAGACTTAGGTACAGTCAGTCAAGACCCAACAGTAGATCAAACTACAGATACCACAGCCGCGTCAGAATCCTCTACAGGACTAGAAGACACTGCAACCACTGATGTTAGTGGAGTCAAGCCTGTAACAGGCATAGAAGGCGACATAGACACCACAGGGTGGATCAGAACTTCAGAGCTAGGCGCTGACACACTGGTGTACGAGAATGTCAATACTGGAGAAACCTTCGATATAGACATGACGGATATTGAAAATCTTCCTGAAAACGAAAAGACTGCAATTGAAACTGTAAATCAACGCACAGATGCAATAAATACTGATGCAAACGCGGGTGTTGTTAAAGATACAATTGTCATAAATACTGACGGTCAAATCACAAACGGCACTGAGACGTTAAGCAAAGAAGACTCAGGGACTTTTATAGCCGATCTTCCTAACACTATTATTGCAGGTATTTTAGACGGCAGCTTGCTTGGCAAGGATGGCGACAAAGGCGACAAGGGTGATAAAGGTGATACTGGTGCTACGGGTGCAACCGGAGCTATTGGCGCTACCGGAGCTACCGGAGCTACAGGAGCTACGGGTGCTACTGGTGCTACGGGTGCTACTGGTGCTACGGGTGCTAAAGGAGATCAGGGAGACCAGGGTGTTCAGGGTGAAACTGGAGCAACTGGGGCTACTGGCGCTAAAGGAGATGTAGGAGCTACTGGGGCTACCGGAGAAAAAGGCGATACCGGAGACCAAGGCATACAAGGCGAGCAAGGTATACAAGGCGAGCAGGGCTTGCAAGGTTTACAAGGTATCAGAGGTGAAAAAGGCGATGCAGGAAGAGATGGCGCAATTGGCTTATTCGCTCAAGTAGTTAACAGCACTCCACTAACAAACTCAATACTATTCCAACCAGAATTCAAAGAGCTAGACAACGTACAATTGGGAATGTTTGAAAGATTCCTTCGTGCCGCAGGAGGCCGATAATGACTTACCTTGAAGCGATCAATAGTGTCCTTCGGCGATTAAGAGAAGACCAGGCTGCTACAGTCTTGGAATCAGACTACTCCGCGTTAATTGGAGACTTCATCAATGACGCAAAGAGAATCGTAGAAAACTCATGGAACTGGTCTGCTCTTCGCGACACCATTTCTGTGGTTACTGCTAACGGAGTCTCTGAGTATTCTCTTGTTGGCTCAGGACAAGAAGCAGTGGTAAAGAATGTAGTCAATGACTCAGCCAATAAGTTTATGGGCTTAGAAACTAAAGACTACTTTAACAGTGTCTACTACCTGCAGGATGTCGTATCAGGAACTCCTCACGTTTACACGTTTATCGGAGTAGACAGCAATGACGACCTGAAAGTTAAGGTTTATCCACAGCCTGACGGTATCTATAACCTACGGTTTGATGTGGCTAAAACCCAAGGCTTACTAGAGGCTGACGCTACTAAAATCAATGTACCCCACAACCCTATAGTCCAGATGGCCTTTGCTATGGCCTTAAGAGAACGCGGGGAAACTGGTGGTCAATCAGCAGCCGAGCAGTTTGCTGTTGCGTCCACAGCCTTGTCTGATGCGATAGCTATAGACGCTAATCGTTACCCTGACGAAACAACATTTATGGTGGTTTAAATGGCTCAACAGCTACAGAGCATTACCATTACAGCCCCAGGCTTTGCGGGGGTAAACACCCAAGACGCACCTTTGGCACAGGATGCTAGTTTTTCTGCGGTTGCAGATAACTGCGTCATTGATAAAGAGGGAAGGATTGCCGCGAGGAAGGGTTATGAAATTCTGAATGGTAACGACCTTTTAGGATCGTCTGACGGTGTTGAGTCTATGGGTGAGTTTGTTGCTGCCGATGGGGATATTACGTTCTTCTCCGCAGGTAACAACAAGATATTCTCAGGCACTACCACGATGGTAGATGAGACTCCTGCGGCCTACACCATTACAGAAAACAATTGGAAGATAGTTAACTTCAATGATCATATGTACTTCTTCCAACGCGGCTATGAGCCTTTGGTATACGCAGACCACACAGGAGCTGTCGCGCCAATGTCTACGCACTCACACGCAACCGGCACTCCTCCCGAGGGGCATGTAGCTATTGCTGCGTTTGGTCGTATGTGGGTTGCAGACTTTGTTGATGACAAGTCTACGATCTATTGGTCTGACCTGTTAGATGGCACAGCGTGGTCAGGAGGCTCAACAGGCTCTATAGACATTACTAACGTGTGGCCTACAGGGTATGACGTTATTACTGCTCTAGCGGCACACAACGGCTTCCTGATTATCTTTGGCAGAAACTCTATCCTTGTCTATGAAGGAGCTTCTAGTCCTGCGAGCATGACTCTGTCAGACACCATTTCCAACGTGGGCTGTGTGGGTAGAGACGCAGTAGTCTCAACAGGTAAAGACCTAATCTTTCTCGATGACTCAGGTGTTCGTAGCCTTTCAAGAACTATCCAAGAAAAGTCAGCGCCGATTGGCGATATCTCTAAGAACGTCAATAACGACATTAAATCCCTGTTTGCGGCAGAAACTGGGAATATAAGCATGCATTACTCCCCGCGTCAGGCTTTTGTCTTATTGAACTTTCCAGAACTAGCCGTGACTTATGCCTTTGATACACGCTTTCCCCTTCAGGATGGCAGCTTTAGGGCTACAACCTGGAGTCACATGAACGCTCTTTGCTTCACAGAGACTTCTACAGAGAAGCTTTACATTGGTGTTCAGGATGGAATAGCAGAGTACACAGGGTACGAAGACAATGAAACAGGGTATCTACTAAGCTATTTCAGTCACCCGTTAAGCTTTGGCGATACGTCAAATCTTAAGTTTCTTAAAAAGATTAACTTAACGACCTTTGATGGAGCAGAGGCTACAGTGGTACTTAACTGGGCTTATGACTACTCTGGCAGTTACAAGAAACAAGCTTACACACTCCCACAGTCAAATGTGGGACAATACAATATCTCAGAATTTAACACCGAAGCTGAGTACTCATCGTCTATATCGTTGATTACACGCAAGAAGATCAATGCCTCCGGTCAGGGTACAGTTGTAGCGGTAGGCGTAGAAACAACAGTTGAAGGCAAGCCAATTGCTTTACAAGAAATTAACATTCAAGCTCTTATGGGAAGAATAGTCTAATGTCGAACTATACTAAACTAACTAACTTCGCAGCCAAGGACGCTTTGGTTAGCGGTAACCCTGCCAAGGTAATCAAAGGCTCTGAAGTAGGGGCTGAATTTGACGCTATCCAGGTCGCTGTAGCCACTAAAAGTGACTCTGCTGCGCCTACCTTTACTGGTACAACTACTATGGCAAACCTAACAGTGAGTGGTACTTTCACAGTTGGAACGATTGATGGAGGTACATACTAATGGAAGAGTTTTTCAAAAACTTACTTTCTTCTGCAATGAGCCAACAAGGACGCGCTTTAATAGGCGGCGTTGGTGGAGCATTAGCACAACAAGACATTATTAATACTGTTCAAGACCTTGGTCAGCAGGACGTACAAGCTGTCTTTGGTCAGCCTTCAATGCCTACCTATGAGGGTGGCTTGCTTGGTGAGATTGGTCGTCAGTCTACCTTTAAGCCTTTTGGTGTTACTACGCCAACAGGTTCAAGGGCTACCTTTAGCTCTACTGGCAACCTGGATACAATGCTTAGCCCTACTGAACAGGCTTTGCAAGAGCAGATGCTAGGTTTTGGGACTAGAGCGTTTCAGTTCTTAGATGACCCTGCGGCAAGAGATGCAGAGCAGTCAGCCGTAATTGGCATGCTAACTCAAGACCCAAGTCAACGAGCCTCGCGTGAACAAGATATCTTTGGACGCATGCAAGCTACTTTGCAGCCTGAGCAGGAGCGTCAGCGTCTCGCGTTAGAGGAGCGTTTACTAGGTCAGGGTAGGTTAGGTGTCCAGACTAATCAATATGGCGGCACACCGGAGCAGCTAGCGTTAGAAAAGGCCATTGCAGAGCAACAAGCAGGTCTTGGTGTAAGCGCAATGGAACAAGCCCGTGCTGAGCAAGCTTTACAATCTCAGCAGACTCTAGCAGGCTTAGGTGAGACACGCTCAAGACTAGGCTTATTAGGAGATTTGGGCTTACAATCTATCCCATCTGCTTACGCGGGTCAGAATCAGCTTCTTGCCAACTTAGCACCAGGGCTAGATATAGCTCGTATAGGAGCAAGTCTACAGTCTACTGGGCTTGGATTAGGAACACAGTTAGCAGAGTCTACACTAGAGTCTCAACTGGGTTACGCAGGATTGGCTAATGCTCTACGTCAGCAGCAGTTCCAAGGACTGTTTGATTTGTTAAAGGGCGAGCAGCAACCCTCTCAGCCCAATCAAATTACAGGAGCAATGGGCGATGCGTTTTCTCAAGCTATAGAAGCGCTGAAAAAACAAAACGCAGAAAAAGCCTCAGGCGCATTTGGTTAACAGGAGATAACAATGCCTATAGATATTAACAGTCTGTTTGCGGATATCATTGATACTCCTGAACAGCGTCAGCAGAAACTACTTCAGCAGGGTATGGTTCAAGGCCAGTTATTGTCCTCTGGTTTACGCGGGAGAGCGGCAGCATTAGCTCCTTTAGCCCAGATGGGGGGTCAGTTAGGGGTACAGCGTAATGACGCTCTACGGCGAGCTGTTCAGCCTATGATTGGCATTGACCCGCGTAGTACTGGAGAAAAGGTTTCTGAGCAGCTTAAAGGTGTAGATATGTCTACCCCTGAAGGCATGTTACAAGCAGCTCAATCTTTACAATCTATTGACCCTGTTCGTTCGGCTGCTTTAAGA